AGTACATACGAACATATGTATGTGTTAATGTGTACAATATATGCATATTAATTATATCAGAATAATACAAACATTTGTATAACGAACATGTGTATGTAATTATTGTAAAAATATTTTTGTAAAAATTACGTGCCAACAGTTGACAAAATTACAATATTTTGCTATAATATAATTGTAAGTGGAAGATATAACCATTTATATAAGAAAGAGGGAATAAAAATGAAATTAAATGACTATTATTATTTTGCTAATGAAGAACTAGAAAAATATTATGAAAGTTGGAATGCTAGATTTTTAGTGAATGCTGCTAAATGGTATATAACATATAAAAGACAAGGTGGAAAAAGAACAATAAAAAGACTTGATGATTTAATAGCTAGTATTTAGGATATAACAGATTATGTTATATCTGTAATAGTAGTTATTAAGCTACTAGATAAGAAAGAAGGAAAGAAAATGAAAAATTATAATTATTTAGAAAGTATGAAAGAGGATATAAAAGAATACATCAAAGAAAACTATAATACAGAGGATTACACAAAAGAGGACATGCAAACAAGATTATATGATGAATTATGGTGTGAAGATTCAGTAACAGGCAATGGCTCAGGCTCTTACACTTTTAATACACAACAAGCTAAAGAATATGTATTAAACAATGATGAACTACTAGAAGAAACAATAAAAGAATTTGAAATAAACATGAATGAACATTTTGGAGATTGGGAATATTTAGATGTTTCAATAAGATGTTATTTACTAGGACAAGCAATTGAAGAAGTAATGAAAGAATTATATTATTAATTCTCTTCTATAATGTAGCCGTAGCCAGTTCCAAGCCTGGATAGATACAGAGGATAGAAGAAGGTATAAACATGACACGAACAGAAAGACTACAAAAAAGACTAAAACAAGAAAGAAAAGAAAGACTACAAAATATTATTGCTATTATATTATTTTATGGTGTTTTAATAGGTGGGGTTTTATTAATACATTATACCAATACTATTTGGAGTTAGGAGGTTATAAGATGGATATACAAACACTAAAAGAAGAATTAAACTTAATACGATATAAATTACAAAATTTTACATCTAATGAAATAACAGACAATAAAAGAGAATTAAAAGTAATAGATGATACTATTAATATTTTATCAAAATATCATTGTACTTGCTCACATTGTAACAAGCTAATGTATGAAGGGTATGTTATCAACGATGGTTTAGAGTACTATTGTTCTGAAGATTGCCTACATGAGCATTATACTGATGAAGAATACTTTGATATGTTTGAAGAATGTGATGCATATTGGACGGATTGGAGTGAATAACATGAACTATTTAGAAAGATTAAAACAAAATAAAGATGAAATACTCTTTATTTTAGGTCAATTATACATGGAACAATATAATCATATAGGCGAATATGAACATCAAGAAATGATTAAACAATTACAAGACTTAACAGGTAGAAAAGTTATTAATATTGATGAACTTGAACTTGATTTATTGGAGGTATAATAATGCTGGTAAAAAGACTTACAAAAGAACTCAAACGAATACAAAAGAAGATAGTTAAACATCAAGATAAGATAATCAAACAACAAATAATAGTGATGGATTTACAAAAGAAGAGGTTCGATTTAAAGCAACTTATAGACATAGAAAACATGAAAGAAGGTAATAAACAATGAAATTTTATTTATCAACGTATGAAACAGGAACAGACTTTTTTGATGTTCCTTATATACAAGCTAGATATAGCATACATAACAATCCAGGATTTTTGGATATATGCTTAAATGTTGAAATAGGAAAATCACCTATTGAGATTATATTAAATGGACTATGTAAACTTTATAAAACGGATGAGATCACAATGTTTTATAAAAATATGATGTATAAGACTTGCAACGGATATTATCAAGAATATAAGAGGTATTAATATGAGTAAAATAGAAATACTAAAAGGTGGTTCTAATGAATAAATTTAGAGTAGAAGAATGGACTGAAAGAGAATGTGAACTATTGAACGAAATGAAAGATAGATGTCTAAATGGTGGAAAATACAAAGATGAAAAAGCAAAAGAAAAATTTAAAATGATATGCCATTTAGAGGATTATTGTGTTCAATATTATCAGTTACTAGACTACATAAACCAACTAGAAACAAATAGAGATGAAGCAATAGAATTTATTGAAAATATTTGGTATTCGAAAAGAACAACAAATATAAATGACATAGGTTATACAACTAATAAATTTCTTAAAATAAAAGAAATACTAGAAAGAGGTAAAGATGAAAGCAATATTTAAAAAAGCTGAAGAAGAGTTTGTAAAAGGTTTAAATCTTAGAAATTTAGATTTATCTGGAGTGGATAAAGAAAAATATGATGAATTAAGAAAAATTAAAAAAGAACATTATGATAAATACAACTTCTTTAAAAACCTGGATAATGCTATCAATAAGAAAAATAAAAAAGAAGGTGAACAAAATGAAAAATAATAGTATAAATGTTGAATTAACTGGATTAGTTGAATATTTAAGAGAAAAAGATTTTTTATTACATGGTAGTGAAAGAAGAGCAGACAGATTATTAAAAGAAAGAGATAGGGCATTAGAAAAGATAAATAAAGTATTAAATATAATTAAAGGTAATCCAGTAATTGAAGTTAATAATATAGGAAATTTAATTATGAATATAACTGAAATATTAGAAGGATGTGATCAAAATGGAAAGAATGATTGAAGAACTACAAGAGATGATAAGAGGAATATCAGATAAAAATATGATAAATAAACTAATTAATAAATTAGCTGGAATAAATAGCTTATATACTGAATTAGACAATGATTTAAGGTCATATGAACAAGAAATACGAAGATTAAATAATATATTAGATAATTACAAAAAAGAAGAATATAAATTAAAAAGAGTTATTATATCATCTTTAAATTTATATGATGATTTTAAAAGATATGAAGATTAAAAAAGAACCTACTAAATAGGTCCTTTTATTTTGGATTAATACACGATCATGAATAATTCTCTTATTCTCTTATCTTGAATTATTTCTTGTTCTATATTGATGATTAACTCTCTATAGTGTTGTATTAAAGATTGGAATGATACTTGACCATAGTTACCTTTAACTTGTTCTGAATGAACTTCTAAATCATTAGAAGTAGTATCTTGAACACTATTACCAGTAAGTTTATTAGTACCTTCTACTTCTGAATCACCTTGTGTAGTGCCAGTATCTTCTGAAGTAGTTTTATTAAATGTTACCTTATCAGCATATTGGGCATTATCAGCATTTGAAGAAGGTAAATCCATCAGTCCTTGTGGAGCTGTAGATTCAATGTCTTTATTATGTGATAAAGTATTAGCACTTGTTTGTGAGCTATCATGAGCTTTAGAAGTTGTTGTACCTTCTGAACTACTATCTGAAGTTACCTTATTATCACCTTTACGAGTAATAGTACCATCTCTAGTGTAATCAACGTTATAACGAATATCATATTGTTGATCAGCTGAGAAGAATCTTTGATTATATAAAGGCATTATTTCATTTAAAGCAATTTCCAGTTCATCTATGAACCTTCCGACTGTTTCAAAACCTATTTCTCTATATTTGTAATAATTAAGGATTTTTTGATTTAGTTGTTCTCTAGTAGGAATATAAACAGGAACTTGATCATCAGGTCTTGATTTTTGAACATATAGAGGATATGTACTCATAGCTCTTTCAATTTCAGGTTTTACTTCAGGATCATTTAAAAGTGTTCTTAATTCAACTGTATATTTAGCCATTAACAACATCCTCCTTATCTTCAGAACTTTCCGAATCTCTCAGAACCTCTATATCAGCCATATCAAGCTTTCTTAACTTAACTGATATATTTGTACCAAATAGTTTATTAATCCTCTTACAAGCCTCCTCACGAGCTTTCAACATGATTTGAACAGATAAGTCTACTTGTTCATTGTTTGCTTGTACTTCATCATCAACTAATCTTTCTCTTTTATCCATATTTGCATTATTGATACCTAAGAAAGTCATAATTTCATTCCATACTGAATGTTTTTGTATTTGCAGCTTATCAAACACAATTGGAGCATCTGTTTTAATTGCTGTAATAGGTGTTTGTTGTAACATCTTATCACCGAATATTACAGGTTCATTTTCATTCCATTGTGAATATACATTTTTAAGTGAAAGTCTTTGTTTATCAGAACAATAAATCATGATAGGTGTCTTTTGAGCATTAACATTTACATCAATAGCTCTTTCTAAATTTGTTAGTCGCATAGCAAACAGCTGAATAGTAAATTTAGTAGGTATCATATCATCATTGTTACGAATTAAAATACAATCTTTACCATTTTCTAATGGTTCACCCATATAGCCAGTAGCATAAGGTGTAAGTCTAGTAGGTTCATCATATGGATTTAATTGTCCTGAATCTGTACATCTAAGAGCCATTAAGCCTTTTGTTTTATCTTTAAAGAATATAACTCTACCATCTTGATAAAGCCATTTTTCAATATGTTTTTCATCTATTCCATTAGGTAACCCTGACCATTCAAAAATGGTACGAGCTAACATCATTAATCTATAATAATAATCTGTAAAAGTAAGATCATTTAATTTTTTACTAGCTGATTTATAACTTAGAACTAAATCTCTATCTTGAATATCTTTCATAAATTACCTCCTAATCTATATCAGTAACAGCACCAGCAGTAGCATTTATACCATTACTTAAAGAATAATTTTGAATCTCACTAGGATTCCTCCAGAATGTTATACCTTTGTTATAACAATCTTTAATCTTTTGCATATCCTTATTAGGAATAGCACCATCTATATTTACATTTAATGTTTTTGTATACCACCATCTACTTCTATGAGCTTTATTAGGTACTTTAACTCTATTAATCTTATAACCAAACATACTGAAATAATCATCAATTATTTTTGCATATTCTTCTTTTATAGTCATATGATAGATTCTAAAATCAATATCTTGATTTGAGTATATTACATCACCACAGTTTATATTTCCTTGAGCCTGTGGTGGTATTAATTCAGCTTTTTCTAATTCATATAAGCTATTTGTGATACTTGCCACACCACCTACAGCCATTGAAGTACCCATTATAGCACCACCAGGAACACCAGTAAGAGCCATACCACCAACTACTTGAACAGCTCCTGTAACAACTGAAGTACCAACATTTACACCATTTTGTACTAACCAGTTTGTATACATATCTGTAGCCCAGTTACATTGTGGGAATTTTGCTAAACTTAAACCATAAGTAATTGGAGTATTAATTGCACTATTAATACCATAATTTTTAGGTTCTAATCTTATTGAACAACCAGGTGTTAAAGCTCCTGATATTTCAAATTCATATTTACCGTTTTCAGCTTTATCAACAAACATTTCTCGTTTATATATTGCTGTATTACCAGCTCCATTTGTTGCTAAGAAGTAACAATAAGGGTATGAGTATAATTTATTATTTTTAGGTTCATAATAATTAACACCTAATCCTTGTATATCATCAACATAGAATGATTTTGTTACAGAAGTTGTGGTATCATCTTCAACAATACCACCACCAACACTAGGACATATCCACTTTGGAGCTATAAAGACACCATTAATAGCATCAGTACCATGTCTATCAACAATATCTTGTATCATAGCAGTTACATCTTTATGTCTATTTAAATCATAAATATAATATGGCACACCTGAATATACACCATTAAACATACCACCATATGATTTTAATTGAGGATCACTAGGTACAATTGTACTTGCTACCACTATATAATAATCAGCTGTTGAATTTCCACCTGCTCCACCGTTAGATAAATAATTAGGTACATATTCAGGACCTATTTCCAAGCCTTCAGGTATAGTATGTTTACCTTTAGTGTCATCTGTTACATGTTCTCTTTCAACAAATGATGCTTTTACATTGTAATCAAATAACCATGTTTGAATAACATCAGTTTCTATGTAGATTGTTGATACTTCATCATTTTCAAACTTAACATCAGTAACAAAAGCATAAAACCATTTATTACTATACTTAGGATTCTGATACATTACATAATTGATTTTATAAGCATCATCAAATGTTAAGGGTACTCTAATATAAGAATCTTTTCTTTGATATGAGAAATCAGTGAACGAATGTTTTACTCTACTTTGAAAGTATGTTTGTTGATCTTCTTTTGAAGTAAAGTAAAGTGTATTTTGATAATCATTTTCCAAAGGTACATCTAAAAGATATACCTTTGAAATTTGTCCTTCAGTCATATAGAACCTCCTATACATCTACACCATCAGTTGTCTTCCAATTACTAATAGCACCATCACTATCATAGTAGATTAATCTATTTAATTCAGAATCAAAATATGTATAACCATTACAATAATATGATTTACCTAAATTTGGTCTTTCAGCTGTACTACCAACTTTTGGACCAATAATTTGTGAATCATCAGCAACTCTATAATAATTAGTAGTTCCTGTTATTGTATTTTTATTTATATAAAGAGTTGATGCTGTTGTACTAACTCCATAAGTAGGAGCATCTATATTACATTCACTTAATCTAAGAATAGTTTTATCACCAGCAAGAATACCTTCTCTAGTTGAATTTAAGAATTTACATCTTATACATGATACTTTTGAATTAGTAATATTTAAGTTTTGTTCTTTTTTAATATCAAAATCACAATCTGTAAAACGAACATCACTGTTATATAAATAAACTATGTTTTCAGTAAATTTAATATTTGTAAATTCAACTTTAGTACAGTTATCAATTTGAATGTTAGTAAATATTGTTTTATTACCAGCATTACCTTTAATGATTAATTTATTAAATGTATTATATAATCTTTGATTAGTTAACATCTTAGAACCACTCACATTTACTGTTACTGTTTGGCAGCTCTTAGGAATAAGTTCAAAGATTTGATTGAATGTTCTAAATGGCTTTTCATAAGTACCAATACATTCTAAACCTGTATAATCAGGATTTAAATAAACCTCTACATTTCCATGATTACGAATAAAGTCTACTTTAGTATCACCTTTTTCTACTTCTACAGAGAATGAATTAACATCTATGATTACTTCATTTCTAGCATTAGATAACAATTTAGCATTATATAAAGGTCTTTCAGTAGTTGATTCAGTACCATCAAAACTAGCAAGATTAACTGGTGGCAATGTATCAACTACTATATCAGGGTTAAGTTTTAACATGTATTCTCTATCACATTTATTATAGTTTCCATGATGGAAATTAAATAGAACTTCAGCTTTAGTAACTTCATTTCTATTATTTAAATATTTTTGTGTATGTTCAGCACCATCAAAACCAATTAATACATGTTTGTTATCAACTTCACAATCAATTACAAGTGAGAAGTTATTATAATCAGTTGTTATTGATTTATAGTAACTAAATGCACCATCTGTATTATTTAAAAGATTTAATGCTATGCCATTATCAATATCTAATCTTAAATCGCTATTAATTTCAGTATAGTTGAATCCATTTCTTATTAAGTAGCTGATTATATTATTTCTATCAGCTGTTAATTCAGCTAAATCAGAACCTGTATAATATCCTGTTGGATCTTTAGCTATATAGAACTTAGTTGATTTATCATATAGTTCTGTAAAGTTATCTAAACCACCAGTATGATCAGCATGGTAGTGAGATATGATTACATAATCTAATTTTTTACCATTTAATTTACTTCTTAAATAACTTAAATTCTTATTAACATCATCAGGATGTCCAGTATCAAATAAACAAGCTGCATTATCTGATACACCTAATAACATTAATTGACCATATGTATAATCCATTCCATTAGGTAAATAGAACTTCATATTTCTTCCTATAACATTTTTAACATTATCAACATCTTTAGTTAAATTTGATATTAATGGTTCTAAATTTGTTATAGTTTCAAGTATGATATTATCTATTTCACCATTAGTTAACATAGTATCTAATAATTCTCTGATGGAATTACTAAGATTAGTTTTTAAATAAACACACATCTCAGCAATTTTACCATCATGTTGTAATAGCTTATATTCAGTTGTTTTGACTAAATCAGCTAATTCTCTTTTAAGTTGTCTTAATAATATCTCTAATTCATTAGAAGAAGTATCTAATGAACAATTATTTTTTGTACTCATTTATATCATCCTTTCTATTCAGTTTAATCTTTTAAAATATATTCAAGATAAACTTTAACTAATAAACCAGTTCTATCCATTCCACATCTAACTACTACAGCTGTAGAATCAATAAAAAGTGCTATACTTCTATCGAATCCTCTAGGATCTAAATATGGAATTGTCATTCCGTTATTAACACCTAATCCAGTACCTAATAAACTAACTAGTTCAATATTATTCATATCTAAATTATGAAGTACACGTACCATATAAGTATTATCTGATTGTTTTCCATCAGTAGGTGCTATATCTTCTACTTCAAAATATTTACATAACACAGGTTTACCATTATATGTTTTATTTGTTGTTACTATTTCATTTTCAGCATTAGGTAATTCATAATTACCATCATTAAATACTTTTCCTAAATTACTAATTTCTTTAAAATTACAATTTGAATAATGAACATCTACTGAAGTAGTTGGAACAAATAATATATTCCAATTATCAGGATAATTAACTACATTTACATTTGTTATTTTTACATGATTAGATGGATAATCATTAGCACCTAATGAAAGTGCTGAACCATCATTAGTACCATCACCTTCAATAATACAATTTGATATTGTTACTCCATCATAGCCACCGCATCTAATTGCTTTATTATGACTTTTAAATTTACAATTTGAGATTATAAGATTTTTACTTTGATTATCAGAATCATCAAACCAAATACCACCAGTGTTATTTACAAATGTACATCCTTCAATTAATAAATCATCACATTTTCCACCAGTATCTTTAAATAAACCAAACATTCTACCTGAACAATAAACATTCTTTAATGTTAATTTTTCATTTAAATCTCTATGTAAATGAATTGACACAGATAATTCTCTACCTAAACCTTCAGCATTATCTACAGTAGTTATGTAACTATCTTCTAATGTTACACTAGATGCTATAGTATTATCATAATTAGGAGCTATAGCTGCACCATTTTTCCAATATGTTTGAACACCATTTAATTTGTTTAATTGAAAGCAACTTGCACCAGCTGTACCTTCTAATTTTAAATCTCGGCATATTACATTTTTAGATGCTATATCTATAAAGTGTACTCCAGTTGATAAACCATAGATATTTTCAATTAATACATTGTTAGCATGGTTTATAACAATACCATTAGTTGTTGGTGAATCAATAGTTAAATCTCTAATAACAATATTAGTAGCACCATTATAGCCAGTAGCATCTTGTCCTTTATTAGAAATTAAAGCTGTACCAACATAACCAATAGGTCTAACGCCTTTTAAAATAGTGTTTCTACCAGTACCCATAAATATAGTATTAGATGGTATTAATGGTGAATCATCTAATAAATATGTACCAGCAGGTAGATATAAAATACCTCCACCAATACTTTCAATATAATCAAGTGCTGATTGAATAGCATCACTATCAATAGTTACACCATCACCTTTAGCACCAAAATCTTTAACATCTATAATAATTGTATTATTAATATTTTCTAAAGATGAATAGATATTTTCTATATCTCTTCTAGCTTGTGCATCTTTTACTTCATAACCATTTAAATGACAAAAACATTTATCCATTATTCAGCACCTCCATTTGTACCAGCAACCATATCTAATGATTCTGTTTCTTCATTGTAATTTGTAGTTATTACTACTTCACCATTAGCAAACATTTCATCTACTATACCTCTAGCAACTTCAATCATGTTATTTTTAACATCTTCAACAAATAGATTTTGTTTCGCAATAGTATCATCAATTTGATGTATGTAATTGTGAATTAAAGTAACCATGTTATCTTCAAAACATTGTTCTTCATCAGTTATTTCTTTTTTAAATGAATCTAATTTATTTCTAAAATCAAGCTCAAATGTATTCCATGTTGTAATTAGTTCTTGAATCTTTTTATATAGCTTAGCTGTTTGTTCTACAGCTGTAGCTGATTCAGTATCACTAAAAGCATACCTAGAATCTAAATAAGCCCAATTTGGTAAAGGTTTTATCATCTTTATTCCTTCTTTCTATTTATATTTAAAATAAATAAGAGGTAGTGGATTATTCCACCACCTCATATTTGCCTGGTAGTTATTCTACTTCAGTATCTTCATTAGTATCTGTAATAGTTTCTTCTACTAATTCAACTTCTATTGCTGTTGTATCTACAGCTGGATTAATTTTCATATCAGGTGTAACCTTCTTAATTAATTTACCAACTTTTAAGATTTCTTTAGCTCTTTTATCAGTGTAGTTATAAACATATCCTCTTCTACGAGTTTCGTTAAGTTCACTATCTGTAAAACTTCTTAATACAACATATTTAGCCATTATCCTTGCACCTCTTTTTTGAATATTACAGCATTAACTAAAATAGAGTAAGCAACTGTTTGCCAAATATGTAAGTAGTAATTCCAGTATAATCCTTCAGGGTTTTCAAATGATTTGAATTGAATTAAATCATCAAAGATTTGGAAGAATTGTTCATCTACTAAACATCCATAAACATCTTTATCATGGAATGCATCAATAACAATCTTTTTAGTATCATTAAATTCAGCAACTGACATATTGAAAATAGATGCTAATACATCAACACTTAAAGATACATCTGTAGCATTATCAATAATTAATACTTGTTCAGATTTTCTTGAGAATGTAGTGATAGGTTTATCATCAGTACTTTGAGCTGTTAAGTAAGCATTATTATGTTCATTAGGGAATGTCATATCACCTGAAACGATTTTAACTGTTTTAATAAATGCTTTACCGTTTTCACCATCAGTTGGATCAACTGTATTAACTTCTACCATTGCTCCTTTTTCATCAGCAATCTTAATTAATTGTTTCATGATTTTAAATTCATCAAGTTCAGCTGAATTATAAAGTGAATTAATGATTGATTTAATATAAGTTCCTAATGATTCATAACTTTGGAATGCTTTTCTTAAAGATACTTCATTAACAGTAACTTTATATTTATCTTTACGGTTCATTCTATGGTATACAGTTTTTGTATCAGGTAATTTTCTACCTAATAGATTAGAACCTGTAGCATCATAAACTTCAGCTTTTAAGAAGTTATTGTAGATTTCTTCTACTGTATCACCTAAAGGTTTATTTCCTTTCTTTAATCCTTTTAATGGATTGTTCCATAATTTATCATGGATAACTACTTTAGCTATCATGTTAAGTAATGTACTCATAAACTCATTAGCAGCTTGTACATTATTTTCATCCAACATTGCTGTTTGGATTTCACTAATATTAGTTTTAGTTGCTTCAGGGATTCTTGATTGATAACTAGCTGAAGCATTATCTCTAATAGTATTTAATAATTCTGTTAGATTCATAATTTTAGTCCTCCTTTTTCATCAAATAAATTTTCGAATCTTCTTCTATTTTCTTCAGGATTATCTAATCCTGTAGATTTTTCTAATTTTTCTTTTTCAGATACATCAATACCGATTCTTTTAAATAAATCTAAATTAGCTGATTCTAAATCAGTAATTCTTTTATCTCTATCTTCAAGAGTTTTATTTAATGTATCTATTGTAGTTTTGTCTGTTTCGTTAGCATCATATGTTTTCATCATTTCATCTTGTAAATTTGCTAACATTGTTCTTCTTTGTGAATCATCTTCACAAGTTCCTATTTCTTGAATAGTATTTTTAAATGTTTCTCTATCCATTTAAAACCATCTCTTTCTATTAAATAATATAAATTTATATTTTTTATTCTTTTTCTTTTTTGTTGTAGGAATATTAGGATCATATGGCTCTTTACCAGTTAGATAACTATACCAGTAATTAGCTTGTTCACCTCTTTGGTTTTGCTTTTCCTCTGATTGATCAGCAGGTCTTTCATAACATAACATGAAAGCCTTAGCTAACATGTATGATGCATTTTGAGATTTAGAGAAATCCTCAAATGTCATATCATATACTGAAGTTGCTATCCATTGGATATTATTTTCTACTTCATATATTATTCTAGCTAAGTTAGTATCCATCTCTGATGGATCACCATAACCACTAGAACTACACCATTCAGTATATTTTGTATAAGGTGTCCATTGTACTAAACCATAACCATGACCTGATGAATCACCACCAACTCTATCAGATTGCCATCTACCAGGATTTAATGAAGATTCACTTTGCATATTTCCAAGTAGTGCAGCTATAGAATTGTCAGTCCATCCTTTTTGCTTTAAATATGAATAGATATATAAAGCATTAATTTCCATTTGGTCTTGAGATAAAGCGTTAGATGAACTATAGTCATTACCCCAATATTCACCAAATGTACCTTCTCTTATAGCTAGTGCCATTATTTAATCACTAACTTCATTCCAGGTCTAATTAAATTTGGATTAGAACCTATTATCTTTTTATTGTCATTATAGATTTTTTGCCAAGTAGTATTATACTTCTTAGCAATCTTACTTAGGTTATCACCCTTCTTAACTGTATAAACAGTTTCAGAAGGTTTCGAATTATCTTCAGAAGGTTCTGAACTAAATTCATAAGGTGGATAAATAAATCCCTGAAATACATAATTAGTACCCATACCATTAACATATTTACTAGATTTTTTATACTTTTTATTTTTAAATATAAAAGTTTTCCATCCTGATTCAGAACTTAGGAAATCACCATTGCTATAAACTTCTTCAACAAATACAACATGCCCAGCACCATCAGAACTTACACCTGCTTTACCTTTACGGAAACAAGCTACAGCACCAACTTTAGGTTCTGAACCTCTTTCGTAACCATCTTTATGGTTATACCAGTTTTCAGCATTTCTTGTTGATAACTTTGGTTTTTTACCAAGTACCTCATAAACTCTACCAAAAACATAAGCTGTACAGTTACCACCATTTTGAAACATTCCATAACCAGCTGTTACAAACGGATTTATATTTGAATTGTAAAATTTATTCTTTTCACTAGGTCTTGTTACTCTTTTCACAAACTTACTCATGATCTTCACCTTTTAATTGTTGTAATACTTCTTTAATCTTTTCAGGTATAGGTACTCCAAGTTCACAACCATTCTCTAGTATTGATATTCCTTCATTAGCTAGATAAAAAGAAATTACTAAATATCTTAACTCATCAATACCAAGTGCCAGTCCAAGTAAATTTACACAACCTACTAATAGGATTATGAATACCTTTTTAAGTATTCCATCTCTACCAATCCTACTTGATAACTTCTTTTTCTTAATGGCATTTAATACACCAGTTACATAGTCTATTAACATAAATAGTAATAGGGTAACTAACATAGTATCAAAACCACCAAGAAAATAACCAAAATAAGACAAACATAATAGAAATCCAGATTTTAGGTTTATAAATATTTTATCCATATCTACTCCTTTCTAAATTTATATTATTTCAATATAATTATTTCATAGCATGACAAAAAAGTCAATAAAATAATTGACTTTTCAGAAAAGTTATGATATAAGAATCTATTTAACTTAAACTCATTTTAATAACTTCATATGTAATATTCTTGATATTAATACTTTCAAACCTTACATTACCTAACTGATAGTTCTCTATAAACATCTTGAAATGACCAGCTCTACTTTTTGTTTTTAAAAACATTGTATTTGGTCTATGATCTTTAAGTGTAAGCGAATATATTAACGGATAAGAAGGATCAGTATCTTTTGATACATACATCTTACCTTCTATGAAATCAGCCCATACACCCAAAGTATGTTCCTTGTAGACAAATGTAAAATAGTACCTAGCATTTTTACCCTTCTTTTCTATGAATGTATCATCATCAAGTAAGAATTTATTATCTATTGAATAATCAGCATACTTAGTGCCTTGTATCAACTTACCAAACTCTGTATTCTTTTTCCTATCTATAAATGTTTCGTTTCTAACATCTTCTACTAAGATAGGTCTAGTAGGATGTTTCCATATCCATTTGCCATTCTTATCAGCTTTAGTAGGCATCCTTAAATTCCAAAATAAGAAGTAAGGATTAGTAATACTTAAAGCATTAGCTAACATGAACAATATAACTCTAGGATGGTCTGTACCAGGTCTAGCTATTGTTTCATAAAGGTTAAGTAACTTAATAGGTTCATCAGATAAATAAGTCTGATTCCCTTTATCTATTAAGAACTCATCATAAATTAATGTAGTAATTCTAGGATATGAAATAGACTTTTTATTATTAGCTGTAGATAAAGTAAATCCGTAACCAGCAATATCTTGTTCAGTCCATTTTTCAGTAGGATCAGCTGGTTTCATTCTGATATAAAAATACTTGCTATCTACTTTGAACTCAAAGTCAGGGTATCTCATTTCAATATCTTTAAAGAACTGTATCATAGGTTCTTTTAAATCATCTTTATATCTTCTTATATATCCAAACTGTTCTTTATTCTTAATAAAATTATCTATAGCCCATTGTTTAGCACCATATGATTTACCTCCACCACGATTACCAACAATTACATTAATAAGCATATTATGAGTTAAAGTTCTTCTAAGATTCCAGTACATACTTGTATCAATCTCTGTCATATAATCACCTCATAAACAAAAAGAGAGACATTATCACCTTAGTTAGTAGTTTCCACACCACATTACCAGGGTAGCTCTTCACCATTGGTCCCTGATAAATCCTAACTATATAAGAATGATAATATCTCACTATAATTATTCTAAATCTTTTTAATAGTAAAGTCAATATCAGATAAAACTACTCCACCTTTTACCATTTTAGGTTGTTTCTTACCACTATAACTTGCACCTATTTTAAAATTATTAAAATTAACATATGGATAACACCCTTTAGGCATACCAGCAACTGTTATTTTTAAACTATATTCAGGATTAGGATTATCTAAATCATCTGTAGAGTTCTCTATATAACACTTTTGCCTTAAGAACTTAGCTTTATTAAATTTAGATTCATAATCCCATGCACCTAGTTTTGTAGAATCTATATCTAATCCTTCGGGTAGTTCAAAATTAGGTGATGAACAATGAAGTGAATCTGTATCAGCATACACAAACTGAATATCACTTTTACCTGAATTATAATTATCCATTATTGTTTGAGCTGCCTTAATAGTCTTTAATCTTGCATAGCTAGTTATAAAACTTGCCATAGCGACATATACACCATCTTTTTCAGTTACTTCACTATCTTTAAAATGGATAATACCATCCTCACCTAGATATGGAATCTTACTTTTAACTTTAATGTCCGTACCGAACTTTCCATATAGTGAGTTCAAAAATAGTTTACTTATCAGATACAATCCATGATTACCATCTTTCTTAGCTTGTATCTTATTGTTACTCCATTTATCAATATAATTAGTAAATAATCCCTGAGTACTTTTAAATTTCCAACCGTTAATATACTCTAAATTATAAACATCATATTGTTCAAAGAATAACTTTAAGTCAACACTATTTAAACATAAAACAACTTCTTGATCACCTGAACTTGTTAAGTACTCATTAGCTTGAAAGTCATATCCTTGTTTGATTTGAATAGTTGGGATTTTACCCTTCTTTATTTCAAACTGACATCTTAACATCTGAGTATATAAAGGGTAAATAGCATCATATTGATATTCACCTTCAAAGAATATAGGTGTACCAAATGGTAAATGAGATTCATACATTACACTAGGGTATAATGAGTTAACATCTAATACAACACCATTCTTTATAGTTTTACCAGCAAACTTAGGATTAAGATAAGTAAATCCACCTCTATATGATTGTTTTACATCTTTATGATATTTAGGTGTAGGAAACCATCTATCAAAGTTTCTTTTATGAACTAGCTTTTTATATTCATCTAATGCACAAGAACCTATAGTCATTTTATCTAGTCCTTGTGAATAAAAGTACTCTATAGCAACTGCCACAATCCTAACATCATTCTTTATATAATCTTCTTCATCCTTTGTAAGTGGAGTACCTGGAGGTAGTCCATTATGACAATCATAATCAAGTGTTAATTTAGTCATTTCCATTTTAAAACTTTTTGCTATTGCATCAACTGATAATGGAATTAGTTTATATGAATCCTGAAATATTACTTTATTAACTTTCTTTCCTTTACGATTAAATATTACCTCTATCTGATAATATAGTCCTTTATCACTTATTAAGGTATTAAATGTATTACTATTCTTTTCATAAGGATCAGTAGTATGCACATACCCATTATGGAATAACCACTGCATAATGAATTGTCCATCAAACTTTAAGTTATGAAAGAATACCTTATTATTCTCTTTAGAATCTTGACACCACTTCATAAAATCATCTATGCTTGTTCCTATTGTAACTTGTTCACTATTTCCTACTTCACAAATAGCATAGGCCCACACATAACAATTTTCAGGATCAGTGGTTGTTTCAAAGTCAGCTACAAAGGATTTCATTAATAAACACTACCTTTCAGGTTTCCATGTTGATTTTAGTCCACTAACATATGCACCATATTGTTCATTGTTAGGTGGATAAATAAGTTCAAATGAGCCACCTTCCTCATTAAATTGTTTTAAGAAGTCTTTTATATCCATCTTATATATTTCATCAATTACATCTTTAATATCTTTTTCATTATAGCTTTATA